TGAGATGGACGCTATGTGGACAACAGCGATGACTGAATCCTACGCATCGGATGGCGCGACCATGACACCAGCCCAATCCTTGTACATGATCCTGTGTGCAGTCAGCGAGTTTGCTATCAGTAGTACGACTATTACGGGCAAGAAGGTAGATGGTAGCACGACTGCTATGACATGGACGATTAATGATGCAACAAATCCGACTAGCAGAACGAGGGCTAGTTAATGGCAGTTAAAGACCTAATTGGACCGGCGTTTGTTGGTTCAACTACCGTAAAGTACATTGTTACTCGTGGTCTATCAATAACGGCAGATTATGTGATACCCATCGTAGAGGTCAATACACTAATGGGTGATGTGACCGATGAGGTGTACAGGCAAGGTGTAGCCATTACTGGTTTCACCTTTGTGCTAATAGACAAGTTTACTGGTGCGGCTATTACCAGTGGCACTGTGACCTGTAAGGTTATCAAGGACGGTGGATCACAATCTACGAGCACTAACAGTGCGGCTCACGAGGGTAATGGTCAATGGTCAATAACACTAACGGCAACGGAGATGGATGCAGAGCAGGTCGGGTTAGCGATTACCCACTCCACTGCATTGCCGTTATACAAGACGTTTAGGACGGTGTGATGTTCCCAATAAAGCCTAAGAAATCAAGACCACGTAAACCATCGGCACGAGAGTTGTTTATAGAGCGTGCCAAGCGTGAGGGGCGTATAGAGGAGTATACCCGTAGATACAAGGAGAATAAGGCTGATCCTCGTTACACGTGGCGTGAGGCGGCTCAGAAGGCTATGGACGACATGGGGTTTATCTCCATTGAGCTAGAGCGAGAGATGCACGAACGGTTCATGCGGTTTGGTAATGCGGGGATACCGGAGCAGTTAGTTGCTGCTCAGGAACAGATACAACAGGGGGAATTGATAAATACGCTAGGTGAGTTTGACATTAACGAGTCGGAGTTACCAGTGGATATTGCCTTTGTGTTCCATAACTTACATAAGGCTATAGGAGAGCAGTCACAGTGGAAGGTTACACCGGGTGAGGCTCCCTCTCCTGGTGCATGGAACATGCTTATATGGGCATCGGAGAACCAGACTAAGTTCTTTGACAAGGTGCTTGGTGACAAGCTAAAGCAGGGAACTAAGGGGGAAGAGCAGGGGATGCGCGACACAGGAGAAAGTATTGAACAGATAGAGCAAATGCTCGGACAACTTTCGGAGGTGTCAAATGAAAAAGATGTATTACAAAATGGGGACGTTATTCTTCACAGTTAGCACAGTTTATGTCTGTGTTCTTATTTGGAAAAGTTATGTTTGGTGGCAGTGGTTACAGTCATTGCAGGGGATACTAGACATAGATAACAAGGGAATCATGCTTTGAGTCTATATGACCAAGTGCCAAAGACGCTTAAGGAGAACCTTGAGTATCGTATGGAATTGTTGAAATGGGCTGATACCCCAGAGCGACAACGTACTCTTTGGACTGCTTGTAAGCATGACATATTGTTTTTTATCAATGCGTTTTGCTGGTTATATGAACCTAGAAACAACCGACTGCGTGGCACATCTAGCAATGTGATCCCGTTTATAACCTATGGCTTTCAGGACGAGGCGTTCCTGACTATGCACGAGGGTTTAGGGGATGACGATATAGGGCTAGAGAAGTCTCGTGACCTTGGTGCTACGTGGATGTTTCTGACCTTGTTCTTTCATCACTGGATGTTTGACGACTTCTCTAGTTTCGGGATTATGTCCCGTACTGCTGATCTTGTGGATAAGCCGGGGAAGAAGGATACATTGATGTGGAAGCTGGACTTCTTGCTAAATGGTGACGGTGGTAAGGGTGGATTACCTAAGTGGATGCGTCCTAAGAACGTGTACCGCAGTAATATGCTGATGGAGAATCGGGATAATGGTGCTACGTTTGAGGGTGCCTCTACGACGGAAGATGCTTTCCGTGGTGGTCGTAAGAAGGCTATAGCGATAGATGAATACGCTGCTTTCCCTAATGGTGATGACTATAGAGCACTAGCGGCTACACAGCACGCTACAGACTGTAGGCTCTTTGTATCCACGCCTAAAGGTGCCTCTGGTGCTTACTACGACGTGATGCACACACCGAGTAACATGAAGAAGATTATCTTGGACTGGAAAGACCATCCTGACAGGGGTGTGGGCTTATATACCAGTAAAGACGGGGTACTGAAGATACTTGATGAGAAGTACCGTTTTCCTGCTTCATATAAGCATGTACTCGATGGGATAGTACGTAGCCCGTACTACGATCAGGAGTGTTCACGACCTGGTGCAACGCCACAGACTATCGCTCAGGAATTAGATAGGGACTACGGTGGATCGGAATATCAGATATTTGGGAAAGAGTTATACGAGTCTGGTAAGGAAAATATTCTTAATCCTTACCAAAAAGGTATACTTTTTTATGATGAAGAAACCCTAGAACCTGACTATAATGAAACAGAAGATGGGCCATTTGAAATCTGGTGCCATCGGGACTCTAGAGGGATTCCTGTTAATTCAGGGCAATACGTCATAGGCTGTGACATTAGTGCAGGTCTTGGTGGTGACTACACGAGTAACTCCGTAATGTTTGTTATGGATACAGTTACTGGGCAGCAGGTTGGCGAGTTTGCGACGAACACGGTGCGACCGGAAGCGTTTGCAGACATGTCTATTGCTGCGAGTAAATGGTTCAATAACGCCTATCTAATCTGGGAAATGAATGGACCACCAGGTGGTGCTTTCACGAAACAGATACTCGAACGTAAATATCCCTATATCTACTATCGAGAAATTGAGAACAAGTCATACCGCAAGAAGACTCGGAACCCTGGATGGTTCAGTACAGACAAGAACAAACTTGCTGTGCTCAGTCAGATGGCGGCGGCAATCAAGTCAGGTGAATACTGTGTACGCAGTAGTAAGCTGTTGAATGAGTGTCGTCAGTATGTTTACCGTAATGGTAAAGTTGTTCACTCCCGATCCGTTAGGACAATGGATGACAGTGCTAAGGGACAGGCACATGGTGACCGTGTAATAGCAGCAGCTATTGCGTGGCACGCTGGTAAGGATCGTCCGGCAGTAAGCATAGAGGATAGGGAAGACTATGAGGAAAACATTCCTTATGGTTGCATGGCGTGGAGATTCAAGGAACACGAGAGACGTAAAGCAGCCCTGAAAGATGGATGGTAAATGAACCCTAACAGCCAACTAGATCGTTCTCGTCTTCTCAAAGCAATAGAGAACTCCACNCGAGTTCTTCGACCGTTTCGGGAAGTGCGTAAGAAATTAGTCAAGGACTTTGTGGGTTCTATGTATGGTGCTTCAGGTGATTCAGGTCGTCAAGACATCATCATGAACTTGATGTACCAGACGGCTGAAACGTATACGATGTCCTTAGCAGCAAACCGACCTCGTGTGTTAGTGACAGCCCAGCACACAGATGTAACATGGTTTGCTCATTCATTCCAATTGGGGATTAATAACTTAATCAAAGAGATTCGGCTAGAGGACACATTGCGTAAGGCAGTAATGGATTCATTCTTCTCGATGGGTATCGTGAAGGTATATACGGCTGACGCTGGCTTGGTTGAGCTTGAGGGTGAAGACGCATGGGTTGATCCAGGTAAACCATTTGCTGAAAACATTTCTCTTGATGACTTTGTGTACGACACAACTGCTTCTGAGTGGCGTAAGTCGTCGTTTGCATTAAACAAGTACCGTATCAGTAGAGAAAAAGTTCTCAATGATAGTGCTTACAACAAAAAGGTTGCAGAAGAATTAGAGATTGTAAGTCAGTATCCCGGTTGGAACTCTGACACAGGTGAAGTTCCGATTCGTGAGATGCTCAAGAGTGAGACTCAAGAAGCTGGCATTGAACCCATGATTGACTTAATGGATGTGTGGCTTCCTAAAGATAAGCTAGTGGTGACGTTACCAGTTGGTAAGAATACAGAGCCATTGCGTGTGGTCGAATGGGAAGGGCCGGAGAACGGACCATTCCATACACTGAGCCTTACGTGTGAAGTGCCTGATAACATCATGCCTGTGTCTCCTGCAATGAACTTAAAGCCATTGCATGATCTTATTAACGGTTTAATGCGTAAACAACGACGACAGGCACAGAGACAAAAAGACATTCCGTTTTACCAAGCTGGTCATCAAGACGATGCACGTCGTATTGAAAAGGCTAGTGATGGTGAATGGACACGTGTTGATAATCCTGACAGTGTGAACGTGATGAAGATGGGAGGCGTTGATCCTCAGAATCAAGCCTTTTCTCATTCCATGAAAGACACCTACGACCGCATGGCTGGCAACCTGCAAATGATGGCAGGACTTGGACCACAGGCAGACACACTAGGTCAGGACAAACTAATCCACGGTGCTGTATCCAAACGTGAAGCGAACATGCAATATCGTGTGGTCGATTTCACTAGCCGAATTTGCAGGGATTTGGGTTCATTATTGTGGCATGACCAAGTACTTGAAATACCTCAAGACTTTGAAACGTCTGGCATCAAGGTGCGGGCTGACTGGACTCCTGAAGTCCGAGAAGGTGATTTCATTGATTACAACTTCACGATTGAACCATTCTCGATGATGTACAAATCTCCCTCGGAGCGAATGCAAGGAATCTCAAACTTTGTCACACAGATTGCATTACCGATGGAAGGTATGATGCAGCAATATGGTGGGACGATTGATATACAAGAACTTGTGGAAATGTACTCTGAGTTGATGGATATGCCACGATTGAAACAGATCGTGAAGTTTGAAGAACCAAGGGATGACCGACCAGGACCTACGCCACAGCAGCCCGCTAAAGCAAGTCACACTGTACGGGAATCAATTCGTAGAAGTGTACCCACAGGTGGTACTGCTGAATCACGCAGTAATGTGATGCAACAGGTTCTGCAAGGTGGGCAACCAAATCAACAGCAGATGAACCAGATGGGTCGGGAGAAAGCAGTTGGGTAATCAATTTTTATGGAAAGATTCTGACGGTGTAAACCGTTGGCACGATCACAAACAACCTGCCAAGGAGTATCCGGCTGGTGTGGAAAAAGACAAGAGATGTGGCTCTAACGGCTGGGCTACAGGCCTTAAAAGCCTAGGTGCTGGAGTTCACTTCTCACAAGTTAAAGAGTTTCGTAAGGATGCGAAACAGCATGGGTTCACAGGAGTAGAGTTCTCTAATGATGGTGAATGCGTATTCACTAGTCGAGGGGAACGAGCACGTTACCTGAAACATCGAGGATTAGTCGATAGGGACGGGGGATATGGAGACTAGGCATGGCTGAAGAAATAAAAGAAATAGAACCGGATGAGGAGGTGACTTTATCTGAAGGGGACTTAGAGGTTATTGATTCCTTGGAGAATGACACAGAGTCGGAACCAGGGGTCAGTATTGAAGAATCAACTGATACTGCCGAAGTTGAAGCAGTGTCAGAAAAAGACAATAGTGTTGAAGATTCCACTGTTGATGACGGTCAGACGTTTAATCCTGACCTAACGTCTCGTGCCCAACAATATGGACTTAACCCGTCCGATTTTGGAACCGAGGAGTCACTGTCGTATGTAGTCAACCAATTTGACCAAGGGAATGCACAACTCTCCCAATGGAACAATTGGTATCAAGGCCAACAGCAACAGGGTGGCACCGAGGAACAACTACCTCAACAACCTCAGTTCTCCGTAGAACTGGGTGAGGATTATGATGACGGCTTAAAGGCTGCGATCAACGCAATGGCTGCAAACATGCAGGCGCATTACGATGGTCAATTAAATGTAGTCGCTCAAAGTATTCTCGACCAGCAACAATTTGTGAACTATGCCCAACAGCAACAGTCACAAGAATACGCTGCTGGTGAATTGGAGCAGTTCAACACTGCTATTACTAACTTATCGAATGAAGACTTGTTTGGTTCAAGTGCTTATCAGGACATGAAACCTGGATCACCTGAAGCTAAGAACATGGAATCTGTTTATGAGCAGATGACTGTTTTGGCTAATGGATACCGGAGTTCAGGTCGAGGAATGCCAGCAATGGATGACCTTGTTAAGCAGGCGTATCACTCAGTTTTTGCTGATGAAATTGGAAACCAAGACCGACAAAGCCGAAATGATCGACTGCGTTCTAACAGTAAACGTCGTTTAGGTGGGGGAGTCTCTCCTTCATCTGATGCACGACCTATCGACGACATCAATGATGCCGTTAATAGCAATGTGCTCAAAGACTTTTATGATAGTGCGATGCTCGAAAATGGAAGTAAGTAGGTCTGCTAAATAGGAGGGCATAAAATGCCTTTGTTACCAGATCAGCTAGACGATTTCACTACCTTGACACTTGATAACTTCAAGAAAAAGTCATGGGTGGATTTAAGTCTAGATAATCAACACCATTGCTTTGCATCTAAGTTTCTTAGCGGCAAGGCACGTACTCCCTACCAAGGTGGTGGCCACCTCAATTGGAAAGTGCAAACGACTAACACCGGAACTGCAAAGTTCTCGGAGTTATACAGCGTTGACGCTACAGCAGTCAAAGATTTAATGACGACTGCTAAAGTGCCATTTACCAAAGCGACCGTTAACTTCAGTTATGACGTGGACGAGCAGAGCTTCCAATCTGACCGTGAAACGATCATCCGAGAAATCGACATCCGTCGTCACTCGGCGTTCAACGATTACTTTGAATTGATGGAATCGGCTTTATGGTCGTCTCCTTCAAGTGACAGCGAAAGCCCACGTACTCCATTAGGTATTCCCTTCTGGATTCAGAAGTCAACAACGACTCCTGGTGGTGGCTTCACTGGCGGCGATCCTTCTGGACATTCTAGTGGTGCAGCTAACATTGCTGTCGCTGATGTCCCTAACTGGAAAAACTGGAGTGGTAATTACACATCTGTTTCTCGTGATGATCTCATTGCGAAGATGCGTAAAGCTATCGCTCATACTTACTTCCAAGCACCGAAGCAATTCGCTGAACTTGGTGGTGGTAAAGGTGACTCCGATTGGGCTTTCTACACCACTTATAGTGTCGTAGAAGACATGGAAAAATTGCTTGAATCTCGTAACGACAACCTTGGTGTTGATCTTGCGAAGTATGCAGGTAGTGTAGTCGTAAAGGGTAATCCAGTTATCTGGGTTCCTTATCTTGACAGTAATGACAGTTCTAACCCAATTTATGGTGTGAATCACAAAGTGCTTCAATATCACTATAAGAAGGGCAAGGACATGATGTGGCACCCACCGCAAAAAGCGGCTCGCCAACATACCACAAGAGAAGTCCATATGGATTCTTGGGGTCAGTTCATCTGTCTAAACCGCCGTCGTTTATTCGTACTTTACGTGGCCTAATTAGAAAGGATTTAGTATTATGAGTGATCTATTTACTAGACCGCAACTTAAAGCTGCGTCCCTTCGTCGGGGCCTCAGTCCGACTCTTTGGAACCAAGCACCACTGGCACAAATTGCCGTTGGTGGACTGGATCAAGGATTCGGTTTTATTGACGACTTTCTTTCGTTAAATGACGAAGGACCTTGGATTGTTAGCAATGCCACTTCCGGTACTGCCGTTTTAGCTGATGCTAAAGGTGGTGTACTTACTATGGATAGTGGTGCTGCGGCGGATAACCAAGGTGTGCAAATTCAGTATGGTGGTGCGACTGCCGCTGATTCGTTCCTTCCGAATGCCAACAGCAAAATCTATTTTGAAGCTCGCTTAAAGCTGACTACAATCGGCTCCGGCACTTTTGATTTCTTTGTTGGTCTTTCTGAAACAGACGTTTCTATTATTACTGGAAGTGCAAATACTTCTTCTGACTACATTGGTATTCAGTCCATCACTGCTGACATGTTAGCAATTGGTGTTACTGAAGACGATGGCTCCGCAACTGCTGGAGGCACTGTTCATACCTTTGTTGATGGGGATTATGTAAAGCTAGGTTTTCTTGTAGATGGTATTAGCTCCATCACTCCATTTGTGAATGGTGTGGCTCAAACCGCAATTACAACAAACATAGCTGTCACCAAACCTATGACACCATCGGTTGTTTGCCAGTCTGCTGGTACAACTCAAAGCGTTGGTTCAGTGGATTGGATTGCATGTTTCCAAGCAGAGAACATTGCCAACTAGGATTAGTCTCCTGTGCGAGGTCCCGGTGGGTCGGATTCGTCTGATCTGCCGGGGCTGACCACGGGTTTTCACAGGAGAGAGACATGGACGGGTTGACTAAAGAAATTGAAGAAGTAACGAAGAACAAACTAACGAAAGCACAGATTGAAAACCTAGAGAAAGCACATAGGTTATATCATGGAAGATTGACAGGACCACTACCATTTGCGGTACAAGTAGCCATCGCTGTACTCACACAAGAGGAACCGAAGGTCAAATCATTAAAGCCTGTAGTTTCAAGTCAGGCTAAACCAATTAACAATAAGAAATCTAAATGAGTTTTATAAGAGCCGAAGCCGTTACGGGGTTTACATTTGGACTTGTGAATAAGACCACGGGTGCTGCGCTAACTGGTGCAGCTTCTGGTATTGGTAAGTATATCACTAAGGACGGTGGCACTCAGGCTTCGATAGCGGGTTCTATCGCAGAGGAGGGTAATGGGCAGTATTCTGTCAACCTAACTGCTGCGGAGATGACAGCGGCTATTGTGGGTCTTTTGTTCACCCACTCAAGTGCAGTACCCGTACAGTTTACCATTCGCACTGTAGGTTCCCCAGCAGATACATCCACTGAGAGCACGTTAAGTGTGGATCGGGATGACTTACGTAAAGAAGTGGGTTGGTTTTGGTTAGGTGAGCGAACATCGGCTAATTGGTCAGCAGACGAGGGAACTCAACTAGATGATATTATCGCTTCAGGATTGAGGTCTTTTTATCATCCACCCCCTACACAGAACACACCACGTGGTCATAAGTGGTCATTTATGGAACCTACGACGACCAAGGTGTTAGTAGCAGGAACAGCCGATTATACCTTGTCGGCAAACTTTGGAGGTCTTATTGGGACGATGACGTATTCAGTGGATGATAACCGCTGGTTCCCAATTGAGATTACAGGCGAGCATCGTATCCGAACTTTGCGGCAAAGGGATTACTCTAGTCTTAGAAGTGATCCCAAACTAGCGGCTGTCAGGCCTATTAGCAGTAGCGGGTCCAATGGACAGCGATTTCAATTAATGTTGTACCCCTCTCCCGACAAGGCGTACACATTATCATATCGCTATCACGCGCTGCCTCAAAACCTGACAGCCGTAAATCCATATCCTCTTGGTGGTGAGGCACATGCGGAGACGATTCTCGAATCGTGTTTAGCTGTAGCCGAAGCTAGGATGGACGATAACGCAGGGATACATGCCGCTGCTTATCAACAGCGTTTAGCTGCTTCGATTGCTTACGATACTATTATGAACACACCAGAACATATGGGGTATAATGGTGATAGTTCAGATGGTAGCAGTTGGTCGGAGCAGACTAATAGGTATCTCAATGGTGATGTCGTTACGTATAACGGCGCATCTTTCACGGACACTAACCCGTAAATAGGAAAAACAATGCACACTACACCGCAAAATGCAATTGTGTCGAGTCTCACAGTCAGTGATGCCCATGCGACTTCGGACGCAATTGTGTTCAAAGGATTTACCAAGGGGGTCGTATTGGTTCCCAGTGGGTCTTCGATCACATCAATTAAATACTTTATTTCTAGCAGCGAGAATGGCACATACACGCAGCTTTATAACGCTGGTTCTGAAATATCAACAACCGTCGCAGCCTCACGAGTCTTTGCACTAGACAGTGCAATCGAGGGTGCTGCTTACTTAAAACTACAGGCCAACGCAGCCGGTACTGTAGATTTACACCTCATCTCTTCTTAAAAGGAATAGACATATGTCCGGACACAACGTCCTACAGGAAATCGCCAAAACAACCGAACTGGAAATTTTAGATCCAGGTGTAAGTGGCACAATTGCAGTTGACCGTAGCTTTGGTATTTGTAATGTAAATTCAACAAGCGTGACTGGTGGAGGAAGCCGAATCTTGGCAAGTCCAGTACGAACGGGTATTGTCATTACCGTAAACTTTCAATCCAAAGACACAAACAACCTTGAGATTACAGGTGCTAACAGTGACACCGCTGTGGATGGCAGTGGTGACCCTATTGCTACAAAGATTGGTTCAATAGATGGAACGCAAACGGTAAAGATGACTTGCGCACATGCAGGTGATACTGTTAGTTTTATCAGTACCAAACTTGGCGATGATCTGATTTGGAATGTACTTGCAAACAACGGTGGTGCTTTGAGCTAATGTCGAGATTACGGACAAGGTTTGATATGCCTTGGCCAAATCTTGGGCTTGTTGAAGCAACTGGGTTTGAAACTCAGCCAAAGGGGTCAACGGTGGAATGCCAGAATGTGCGGGCTTGGGAGCCTAGCACAGGGCGTTCTCGTGGTGGTCAGAGGGCTGGGTTGGCAAAGTATGTAAATGCACGTACAGCCGATGGTAAAGTTCAAGACATGGGCCAAGTAGTGGCGAGAGCAGTTCCTGCTGACCAAGATGAGGTCGGTGCAAGGACTGTAGTCTCGTATGCTGTAACCAATGGAACTGTGGCTAAATTCACGACAAGTGGGTTTACTACGGCGACCAACGGTAGCGGTGCGCTTTCGTCTAGTGTGCCCACTATCTTCTCTGCTGAACTCTTTGGTGTGATCTATTTTGCTGATGGTGCATCTGTTAAGCAATACACTGCTTCGACTAATACAGTTGCAAATTGGACAGCTAGTTCAGGTTCACTTCCAGTTGATTCAGGCAATGAGCCTCGGTTGATTGAGACATGGCGTGGTCGTATTGTTCAAAGCGGTATCAGTAGCGATCCTCACAACTGGTACATGAGTGCCGTTGGTGATGCTCGTAATTGGAACTACTCACCGACGACTTCAACATCTACGCAAGCTGTTGCTGGTAATAATGCGGATTGTGGCAAGAGTCCTGATATTGTGAATTGCATGGTTCCCTACTCTGATGACTTGCTTCTGATTTTTGGTGACCATTCAATTTGGCAACTCACGGGTGACCCGATGGAAGGCGGTCGCTTCGACCTCATCTCCGATACAATTGGCGCACCGTTTGGAAGACCGTTCTGTAAGAGTCCAGAGGGTATGATCTACTTCTTTGGTTCCCGTGGTGGAGTCTATCAACTTGTTCCGGGTCAGAAGCCTGTGAACATCTCTGAGAAGCAAATACCTGAACGGCTTAACGCTTACAATGCTGACACTACTTCTGTACGCATGGTATGGAGCGATGTCGAGCGTGGATTTTATGTGTTTTTAACCCCATTGGCTGGCGGTGCAACCACTAACTATTTCTACGATGTTCGTAATCAGAGTTGGTGGCCAGATAAGTTTGCTACTGCTGCTCACAACCCTGTGTCCGTTCACTTGTTTGATGGTGACCTAGCAGCGGATCGAACAGTGCTGCTCGGCGGGCAAGACGGTTATGTGAGGAAATTTGATTACACGACACCTGGCGTAAGTGATGATTCTGTAGCCATTGATTCATTTGTGTTCTTAGGTCCTATCCAGTTAAAGAACCGTCCTAAGCTAATGCTTACCGACATGAAGGCAGCAATGGCCACAGGGAGTAGTGACGTGGACTTCACAGTGTATTCGGCTGAGACAGCGGAACTAGCCGAAGGTGCGACATCGGCGGTTACAAAGTTCACGGGAGTGTGGTCAGCGGGAAGAAACAAGGCAGAACGGAGGCGTGCCGTAGGGCATGATATTTACGTAAAGATTAGAAACGATGATGCCTCTGAAGGTTGGGCTTACGAGTTTCTTGGCATCGAAGTAAACAGCTTCGATGGCCCCAGAGCAAGGCAATGGTGACTTATGGCAGGTGTAATTAAAGGAATGAATCGAGGCCCAAAGTTCCCGCCGAGGGCGAGAAGGGCTGGAGCAAAACTTGCTCTGACTGATCCCGATCAGATTCAGATCACGGGAAATATACAACTACAAATAGTCGTTAGCGACTACACAGATACAACAGATTTACCGGCCAGTCCAGTGAATGGGCAAATGGTTCTGCTCGTCGAAGGGGCTGAAGTTTCATATCGATTGTGCATTTTCCATGAAGGCGAATGGTACGAAGAAGTTTTAACACAGATGACGTAAGGAAAATATCATGGTGAGAATGGGTGAATGGGATTGGATGCGAGACCGCGGTTTGATGGGCGGCGGCGGTATGGGGAACGCTGGCTCTTGGAATTCCCCCGGAACTAAGCAGGGTCCTCAGACAATTCCACCTAAACCGGGAACGCCTCCGGGAACGCCTCCAACTGACCCTCCGGGAACGCCTCCGGGAACGCCTCCGGGAACACCACCAACAACTGGACCAACTGGGCAACCTCCTACTATAGGTGACCCGTTTCCCCCGACAGGTGGACCAACAGGAATGCCACCGACTACAGGCANTCCAAGAATGCCAACTACCGGAACACCATCGACACCACCAACCACGAGTGGAGGATTTGGTGTGCAACCGATTAATCCCGGCGGCATGGGTGCTATGCCCATGGGTGGATTCGGTGTTCAACCAATTTCTCAAGGATCGATGGGATCGATGGGAGCCATGGGCGGTATGGGTGGCGATGGCGGTATGGGCGGTACTGGTGGTACTGGCGGTACAGGTTTCGTTGGAGGAGGTGGCGGTCAGCGAACATTTGGCACAGGCCCAACGAGTAACACATGGAACATTGGTGGCAGCACTAGTACCAACGTCACCAAGGGCGATGAACTCGCACAAAAGATGCCCAAGAAGACTTTCAAGCCACCGAAAGTGGCAATGGGTCAGAAGATGATTGGTGACCCAAAGGCGGCAATGCAACAACTCTCAGCAATGAATCTAAATCCTTACATAAGGCGAGCCTAAGATGGCACTATCAGAAACCGGTAACAAGGCTGAACGACCCGCACCTGAACCGGGACCAACCAAATACCAGAAATCCCTCATTGAATGGTTGCGGGATACGTTTGCCGCTGCGCGAAAGTCAGGTAACGAAGCCAATGAAAAGCGTTATCAGAAGATTCTTAAACGCTACGACCGTTTGGAGAAAGATCAAAAGGATCGNTGGGGTGGNATNGATAAACGTTTCGATAAATTGGTCAAGAACCTCGATACACGTTCTGACAAGATTAACGACCAGATCGCAGACATTGCTGACACCGCAATCGACGAAGTAACAGGTCGTGGTACAGAACGCATCGAGGATACGGCTAGTAAGTTCACCACTGGACGAAAA